TGATTGAGGGGAATATTCCTGTTGAATATTATAATCCAGAAGAGTTTGATGGCAGACCGTTAGAACACGAGGATAATGTAATATTTGAAATAGGCGATATTGTAATCCTATCAGATATTTAATTAAAGAATAGAAATGAAAAACATCACACTAATAATATCTATCTTATCATTCACTATAAATTGTTATTCACAACAAACAGCAACAGGCTGCTTACTGCCAGATAATAGAGTTTACACTGATAAAGGCAATCTAGGCTTATATAACAATAGCCCATCACAAGGTTTGGATGCAGATTATTGTGAATGGTCACAAAATACAGGTGCAAATTGTTTCGTATGTAACGGCTATCTAAATCATGGAGGCGTATGTCTTTCTGGCGGCTCCTTTGGAATTGAAAATACATTCTCTATGGTTGCTTGCCCTATAGATGACTATGCTCCACTATTATGTATAATTATAACCGCACTTGTATTTAAAAGACTATGATACCAAATGTAACGACCAAAATACAGCGATATAAAAGGACTAAGTCTGGGTTTAAACTCGTAGATTACATACCTAAGCCGATAAAAGAACCTGCCGAAGAAGAAATAGCTAAACCCTATTTTACAGATGAGCAACGTGAGAAAATAAGGCTACGGCTAAAGTGTGAGTTTATAAACCGATTATGCAACCAAAAACAACCATTAAAGCGAAACTACTCACAACAACAAATAGCAAATAAATTAGAAAATGGATAAATTACGGATAGAGAAAGAGATACTAAGGTCGGTTTCTAGCATACACAGTCTAGCAGACCTTATCATTATAGAGTATTTTCAAATTTTGTGTGAGAAACCCTTTAAAATACCTGCGCTAAATCAAAAGGCTAGGCGTATAAAGCAAGATGCAGAAGATATTAAACAGCACCTAAACGGTCTTGCTAGGGTTAAAGACGCTAACGAAACACAAGAACACGCTTTTGAGATGCTAAGAATGTTCAAGATATTCAGTACGATGGAAATAACGCAACTTAGGGGTTTTCTTGACAGGATTGAAAGTTTGCCTATCGTGGACATTGAAGATGCGATAGGGGATATTGAAAACAAATAAAATAAATAACAACTTAAACAATAAAAATTATGGCATCAGTAGAAATTAAAGGTATCGTTAGGCGTATCGGAAAAACAGAAGTAGTATCTGAAAAATTCAAAAAAAGAGAACTCGTATTGGATATTGATACTGAAACAGAGTACCCTCAAATTATCAGTATCGAGGCTGCGCAGGATAAGTGCGAAGATAAGAACCTAGAAGAAGCTAGAGAAGGTGACTCGGTTACGGTTAGTATTAATTTTCGAGGAAGAGAGTGGTTTAGCCCAGAAAAGAATAAAAACTTGGTTTTTAACAGTTTGCAGTTTTGGAAAATGACAATAGACCAAACGTCTAGCGGTGTTGCAAAGCCAACTTATGTTAAGCCAGTAGATTTGAATGAGCCTGTAGACGGAAATTCGCTCCCGTTTTAACCTATTAAACCAATAAAAGCCACCTCGCAATGAAGTGGCTTTTTAATTAGGTCGAATAAAGACAAATTAACTTATTTCTTAAATATAATAACTATTGCGAGTAATGCCAGTATGGCAAGTCCAATAATCCAATATAATCGTGATGTAGATGATTTTAAAGCCTTTTGAAGTGATAAGTCCTTTTCTTTATAGTCTTTATTGCTTTTATCTATTTGTTGCCTTAAATCAGCTAATTTAGCCGTGTCTTCTTTTATCACAGTATCTATTCTTACAACTGTTTTATATACAGTAGTAGCCTTTGGGCATTTCACATCCACATAGGTAGTATCACCCTTTATAATAACAGGCACTTTAACAATCTTCTCCTGTATCAGTGTATCTATAACGATGCTGTCCTTACCTTTTATAAACTTCTCCTTAACTGGGAAACTTTCTACGCAAAAGGAAGCAAACGAATTTGGATTTTCTCTTGCTACAACCTTAGCCTTATTAATCCTTTTCTCTAATGTTGAACACCCCTGTAAAAAGCCAGCAATGATTAATAACACAAAGATGACTAGCCACCTCACTTGTTACCGTCCTTAATCTCTTCCGCAACGGTTACCGCCTGCTCATTAGATTTATAAGTGGTTGTTACGGTTGGTACTGAAAAGAAGTTCTTTACTAGGTACGCAACGATAGAGCCAATAGCAACCATTCCTATCTGTTGCCAGTTAAATTTTAAAGAACCAGTTTCAATTGTCGATTGTACGACAACTAGAACCGATGTTATTACCGCTAATAATAGTCCTTTTACGAAATCTCTCGCCTGTAACGAGAATTGTGGTGAAACCACTACTTTTTCTGCCATGATGTTGTTTAGTTTAAATATTTGTTAATAATAAATCCCTTTTGTTTTGTGTCGCAAATAAACACTTCTGACCATCCGTTATCCTCTGATAGTATATTTACCTCCGTACCTTTTTTAATTACTTCAATAGCCTCGAAATTAGTTCCTGCGCCTTTTCTAAGGTTTACATCTGATGTGGTTAACCTAGACGAGCCCCTATTGAACATTTTCTCTCTAAGCCATGACATTGGAAACAGCTTACCGGGATCAACCTTCCTTCCTTTTGCAATATCCTCATGTCCTAAAACGTCATCAAAGTTATATGCTTTATTTAAAGCTAAAGAAACTTCTAAAAGCACATCTAACTGTTTTTGAGTATATTCCTGAGTACCGTTGTTTTGTAGCTCTATACCAATAGAATAAGAGTTAAGACCTATAATCCCCTTCCATTGAGATTTGCCAGCATGATATGCGGTAGTATTAAAATCTAATAATTGCACCATACCACCATCCCTACCAATCCATAGCTCTGCTGATACCTCTGATTTAGGAGACAACATCCAACTTAATGCTGATGTAGCGTTGTTAGCTCCGTCAAAATGGATAATTAAATACTTCTTAGCTTTCTTTAAACCACCGTGATTAGGTGTTTTCTTGAATGTTACCTGCGTTCCGTTATCGAAATAAAGGTAATCGTCTTTTACAATCATGTTTGTTTTTTATATAAAAGTAAATAAATATATCTTAAAAACAAAAAAGCACTTACGTTAGTTAGTGCCTTGTGTATTATGCGGTTATATTTAATTTGATTTAATGTTCGACAATGGCTGTTTTGAGTTTTCCAACCTATCAAGTCTAATATCGTGGTTTGACATCTTACTGTCCTGTATGTCATCGGTTACCGACTGTTCCTTTTTAAGGTCGCTGATGTCTTTGTTCATCCTAACCACAACATCTGTTGTAACTCTGGTTGTAATTACGTCTACAATCTTTAAACCACCAAAAAATATAGCAAAAAGAACAGTTGCAGTACTAACGATAGTACCAATCATACCGTTAAACTCTGATTTCTTTATCGTTTCTTTTAGTTCTTGTTCGCCCACTTTAGTCATGATTTTAATTTAAACAAATATAGTTCCAAAAATTATAATTCACAATAGCTCCTACCGCATATACGATAGGAGCGTCTTAATAAACTCTACTTACTTTTACCTTCTGAAAGGCAGTCAACTAACTTCTTTTTTAACCAAGCAGTCATCTGTTTATGGTCAAGTATAAAGCTCTTAACAACATCTTTATCGGTGTTGTCTACTTCTAATACACCTTCATTAAATACCTTTTCAGCCCAATCACCAAATTTAATAGCTTGTGTTCCTGTAGCATCAGAAGTTGCTAAGAAGTTTGCTAAAATTATACTAAGGTTTTCATCATTACTTGAAGGCTTACCGTCTAATCCCGTGAAAGGGACTTTAAAATTAATTTTTGTCATGTTTTTTCCGTTTATTTATTATTTATTTGCAATATAGTTAAATTTTATTGTGAAGTCCAGTTCGAACCGTTAAAAAAAACTCTACTTACTACAGAACCTCCACCTACTATAACTGACATGAACGTAGGGGCTAAGGCATCGGTTACGAATGCACTATCTCCTTGTACGCCTGTTGGTAATGTCGCAACTGTATATCCTTTTAGTCTTAATGGTGCTGTATTTATGACTGTTCCTTGCATAGTCCAATTAGTACCGTCATGTTGGGCTTTGATGTTACCACCACCACTTGATAAAATAATGTTATTAGTAAGACCAGATGCTAAGGCAGTATTATTTTTGCCTAAGATTGTGTTGCCAGAACCTGTTGTAATGCCAGACCCAGTATTAGATCCTAAAAAAGTATTAGACCCACCTGTTGTTATGCTTTGTCCAGCTCCAAAACCTATTGCAGTATTATCTACCGCTGTTGTATTGTTTCTAAGAGCATCTGATCCAAGTGAAGTATTATATATTCCTGTTGTATTTGAAACAAGAGCCCTATATCCAATAGCTGTGTTTTCTATACTATTACCAGCCCCTCTGCCAACTGTCAATCCATTTATACTAGCGTCTGATGTAAACGTTGCAGAAGTTCCTGTTAATGCGCCTGTTAAAGTTACGTTACCTGCCGATGATATTAGCAAAGGCATAATATTATTTGTTTGGTTGAAAATACTGAAAGAACCTAAATCTGCTGACCCACCAGTATAGCCAAATCTGTATCGTTTTCCACCTGTCTCAATGGTATTATCCATCACGTAATATGCAGGCGAACCTGTAGCCGATTGATTTAATGATATAACTCCATTAATACCGCTAAAATTAGCTGATGTTCCATTTAATGCGCCGGTTAAAGTACCGCCTGTTAAAGGTAAGTAAGCTGTTGATGTGTATGCGTTAGAGCCTAATCCTAACCAATTTCTTGTGTCTGCAAGTGTGATTAAGTTTGTTCCAGTACCTCCGTTGTAAGAAAGTAGACCGTTTAAAGAAGATGAAAAAGCACCACTAAAACTTAGTCCGTTCCATAATGTAGAATTTGAAGCTAATGTTGCCGTACTAGCATTACCCGTTAAAGCTCCTATAAATGTTGGTGCTGTTACTGTGCCAACGGCTGTAATATTGTTAGAAGTAGAGATTGTAAGAGGTGTGCTGCCGCTACCAAAAATTTGATTTTTAATACGAAACTCACCCTGTGTTCCTGTCATAGAAGGGTCTGTTTCAACAGTCCAATGACTTGCTCCAGATGAATTTGCCAATGTCAATCCGCCAGCACTACCGTTTTGTAAATTAACCTTGAATTGTTGCGCGGCGCTTGCTCCTGAAATAATTATATCTTTACTAAACGTTTTAACACCACCTATAGTTTGGGCTGTTGTTAAGTCTACATAGTTTTGTGTACCCGATCCAGTCCCGCCATTAGCAACAGGCAATATTCCTGTAAATGTAATATTAGGCGTAGTTCCACCGCTTGATGCTATATTACCAGTACCCGTTACATTTGTTACATAACTACCAGCCGCTTGTTTACCGTTAAATGTATTCCAATCAGCAGAACTCAAAGCACCTACCGTGGTTGATGAAGATAATGCTAAAGAGATTATTTGAGTTGATAAACTTAACCCATTAGCTGTACCAAGCGTTACTGCGTTATGTCTAGCTGCTGTATTTGCTGCTACATTTGTATTAGCACTTACTCTAGCTTCTGTGTAATAAAGATTAGTTACTTCTGGTATATTAGCGGTAGTTAAACTTACAGCGCCATTAAATCCATTAACAGAACTTACAGAGTCTGTGTTATCAACTTTTCTCCAAACAGTACCATCAAATATTGCCCAATCACCAACATCCCAAGTAGTAATGCCATTTAAGTTTGTTGCTCCCGCAACCGATACAATATAGTAATATCCTTTAGTACCAACACTACTTGTTAAAGTTGGCGTGTTAGTTGATGCATTCCAAGTAGTTTGAAATATCGCCCCTCCTAACACTCCATTTATCTGGTTTTGTATCTTACCAAAAGCCGCTAATACACTGTCACTTGCTAATATAGATGAACCAGTTATATTTAACCCAGTAAGAACTTTACCTACAACAGTAGAGTTAAGGACTGATGGATTAGCGTATGTACCAGATAATTCTCCTCCTGCTGCTATTCCTGATATTGTTGTTAAATAAGTTGAATTGTCATAAGAAATAGTTGAACCTATTATTTTAACAAATCCTGTTCCTGATAAAGCTGCTTGCTTAGCGTTCCATGTTGCTGCACTAGCTATATAACTATCTGTAATAGCATTTGCAGCTATTGCAGTTGCGTTACCTGTTGATGTAACTATTCCTGTTAAGTTAGCGTTAGTAGTTACTGTTGATGCGTTGCCTGTCAAAGATCCGATAAATGTAGGAGCTGTTACACTACCTGCAAAAGTAGAATTTCCATTACCCAAAACATCCAATGCCACTATGGTATTATTATAGTTTGCTACTCTTAGAGACGACCTTGTAGGAGAACCTGCCTGTATATCTATTCCATATCCTAATGCATTCGAGTTATAGAAACCTCCGCTATAACTATTTACAAAATTTCCACTTAAAGCTATTGCTCCTCCATAATATTCATGTGTTCCTAAATTTAAAAATCCAGTAGCACCTGTGTAAGGAACGTATCTAGTATCTGCAAAAGTTTGCACTCTCGCATTTGTGTAATATAGATTAGTTCCTTCTGTAACTACTGTAGTGTTTAATGTCTGAAAAGATTTATCACCCCTCCAATATTGCAAAGTAGTTCCTGCTGTAATTATAGGCTCTTTAGTAGCGTCTGCTACCGTAATATTAGCTGTTCCATCAAAAGCAACACCATTAATAGTTCTTGCTGTTTGTAGCTTAGTTGCTGTATCAGAATTACCAATTAAAGCGCCAGTAAATGTAGGGGCTGTAACGTTTACTGTAAATGTTTTAGCTCCAGTTATAGTTTCTACACCAGCTAAATGAACTACAGTGCTATCATTTGCTTTTAAGTTTAAAGCATTTGCTAGATTAGTATTATCATAAGGACTACCAGTTAAACTAGCAAAAGATACTACTGTACCAACGTCTGCATTAGCCCAAGCTCCATTTAGAAACACTTTAAGTTTACCATTAGTAATCCTTATAGCCCCATCTAAAGGTTTGCCACCACCAAGTGTATCTGTACTGCCAGTAGGAATGTAAAATGCACCTTCAACCGTAACATTATAAAATAAGTCAGATTGATTTCCTGCACTAGCTCCTGTTGCTGGTGATTTTGGTTGTATAACTACATCGTTTATTGCCATCTCTTAATTAATTATTGTTATAAACCGCTATATTTGGTCTTACCATAGTAGCTAAATCTACTAAGTTATTGACATTATTTCCATAAAGAGTTATTGGCACAGAGCCACCTCCAAGCATAAGTGGAGATGCTGATGCAAATTGTATATTTATCGTCTGTACTGGAGCTGGACCCGCTGTAGAATATGCACTAATAGTAGTAACCCCCGCAATAAATGTGATCTGTATATCAACATTACCAATACTCGGGGTAACACCATCTGATTTAACATACGTGTTGTTGCTTATAAAATATCCAGTAGCGACACTAACTGTTGCGTTGGTGCTATTTATACTGCCGTTAGAGTTAGATACCACAACCTTATACACGCCTGCGTCTGATAGTTGTATATTACTTTTAGAAAAAGTAGAACCCGTTGCCCCAGAAATATTTACACCGTCTTTCTGCCACTGATAACTTGTGGCGTTAGTAGCTGTAACACTAATTGAAAGCGTGCCACCAGATAACGAGCTATACGTGGAGTTTGGTTGTACTGTAATAACAGGTAGGTTAACGGGTAAAGGTGGCGCAGCGTATGGCTGAAAGTTATCCGCCCTTATAGATTGTCCACTATATATGCCGTACCCAGCTTTTAACCTAACTATTCCTCCTGCGTACAGGTCATAATTAAACCCTAAATAAAGCAAGGTAGTCCCTGTTTGTAAACTTGGGTTCCATCCTATAAGGATTGGATTGATATAAGTGTATCTCGCTCCGTCTCCGTCTTGGTCTGCCACCTCCATATCGCTCCAAGAGAAATCGAACCAAGCTGGCGCAACATCCATTGGTACTATTATAGATACGTCTGGTGTGTTTGAATTAGGGTCTAAAGATATGCTTGCGCCAGAATAAGCCGAAACGGCATCTAAAAGGCACGCATATAGTTCCTGTGTTTCCTTACCGTAATCAGCGTCAATGGTTTTATGGCTTAACTGTGATTTTAATATGTTAAGTTGGTTTATCTGTGCGCTAAGTTCTACATTCATACACCCAGACCTGTTATCAGCCAACAACGCAGTGGTTAGCTCCATCGTATATCCATCGGTAATGAGTATAAGGTCTATTATATCCTGTTCGGTCATGGCTTTAGGCTTTTAACATCTTTAATGAACTTTGTATGAAAGAGTTTGCTAGCCCACTGTTACCAGCCCTTGTAGCCACTTGTGATTGTGTAAGGTAGATGAACCCCAGCGTAAGGTTATCGCAGTTTCCAGTATTACCGCAGCCACAATTAGCCTTCAATAAACCATTTAAAGCGTTCTGCTCAAAAACCTGTGTGGTAAAGTTGGTGTATGCCAATCCAACACTAGGAGATCCCACGTGTATCAGTTTTGCGCTAAAGTATTGGTCAGCGGTTATTTGATAGCCTACCTCTAAAGATACACCAGAAAACGCTAACGTAGTTATAAGTGTTCCTGTTCCATTTATGCCAGTCCACAACTCTACTGTTCTTGTATAGTTGGTAATAGGACTATCTAACGTGCTTTCGTCTATAAGAGTAAGCGTTTTGCCATCAGTTGATTGTCTAAATCCGATTTTTGGTACAGCCATTATGCGTAGGTTTTATGTCATACAAATATATAGTATTTATTTGTGAAAAATTAACCTAACTAATCACGCTACTTGTTCGCTTTCTTTTCTTCCTCTCTCTTTTTTCTATCAATATCACGTTGTGCCCTAGCTGCCTGTTTCTCTGCCTCTGTAAGTATTTTTTCTTTAAAAGGCTCAATTCCTAAATATTCCATAAATCCACCCTTCATAAGCCCAGCAGGCAGGCTTTTTGATGGCTTGCTCTTTGGCTTTTTCTTGCCAGTAGTAAACTCTCTTTTAAAGTCATCGTAAGCCTTGCCAAAGTTTGATATAGAAGAAAGGTATGGAATTGTGAATTTCCTACCCGATAACTCACCAAAAGCGCCCTTTGCTTCATTTACCATCGTAAGATTGTCATTCATCTTTCCTTTGGTATATTTTTTAACAGCTCCTTTTAGTTTTATGGCATCAAAATTAATTCTGCTCCCTAGTGTTTCGTAAATATTATCTACAAGCTCCCCGTTTTTACTATCCCAAGACATATATAGCGTTATCCATGGATTTTGAAGTTTATTAATCATTTTTCTTGATGCTTCGTGTTTCTTTAGCCATTTTTCGTATTCATCTTCACCCCCACTATACCTAAGCGCCAAAACTGTTGTTAGTGCAACCGATGTGCTTACCACCATCCTGCCGTACATTCTTTGTTTTGTTGCGATAGACACAAGGTCTTTTTGTAAATTCTTATTACCTTGGTCAGTTAATAAATCTATCTTCTTATTGCGCCAACCAACATCCTTACGCATCAGCTCGGTAGGCACTCCCATAGCCTGTAGTCCAAGCACAACCCAATTTGTTCCACCGCCCACAAAAGGACTTATAATGTTTTTAGTTAAAACAAGTGTTAGGTTTATGTTTGCAGCCTCCGCCCATTCTTTATTTTTGCGTGCCTCATCCAGCTTACGTTGGAGGTTCCCGTTAATTAGGTTTATTCCGTCTGTTAAAAGATTATTACTTTCGTGCCCAATACTTTTCCCTGCCGTTATTTCAGCAGCGTGCAGCGCAGCATAAACCTGATCTGCTGTCATTGCGCCTCCGTTAACTAAGTTGTCTTTCACTAAGTCATTAGCCACACGCACAACACTTGTTTCGTTACTCCTTAGAACCTCTCTGCCAGCATCCTCATTTATCTTTGCTATTATCTTTCTAGCCTCTACTTTAGCTTGTTCAAAACTTTGTCCAGTCAACTCCTCTGACAAGTAGTTCATCGCATCCTGCTGCGACATAGCTCCGTTTGGATTTGTTTTACTTGTAAGTATTCTAATACCGTTATGTATAAATTCTAGTTCTACTCTTTTTACTTTAAAGAAACTATCAGAAGCGTCTAAATAAGCACGACCACTAGCTGCGGCTGTAATAATATTACCACTTGTACTTAATATGTATGATTTAAAGAATTTGTTTGGTAGCGAGTTTATAAAATCCTCAATACTATTCTTTGATGTAAATGGATTTCCAGTAGCACCATATTCAGAGCCTCCGCCAGCCACAATATCAATATACATAGCGTCGCTTACCATTTTTCTCATGTCTGCAAAATCCTTTGTGTCCCACTCTCCTTTTTTGGTTAAATCTTGTAGCTTAACCTGTATGTCATTATATTTTGCTGATATTGGATTTTGTATTAACTGATTGACGGTTACTAATAACATTCTTTGCATAGCACTAGCTATATTTTTAACAACAACAGAGAATTTATAGTACATACTACCCTGTGCAAAAGCTAACGTATCAACCACGTCCTTTATCTCCCCAGCTAATTGCTTTGACATTGTATTTAGTCCAATATCAGAATGGTTATTGCCGCTTGCATCTTTACCCTCCATTAACTGCGCTAAAGACTTATTTAAAGCCTCTATAGCCTTAAAAGCATCCTGCGAAAGCTGATTGATCCCTAATAGATTATTTAATACGTTTTCGTATGCTTTTGGATTACTATTATATAACCCCAAATTATAAGCTCTTGCAAGTCTACGAGCAAGTGATTTAGCTTTAGACTTGTTTGGTGAGTTCATTCTGTTAAGCTCTGCTATCGCTTTATTCTCTATAATATCAGCGTGCATATCATTATACTCGTTCTCCAACTTAGTCTGCAAAGCATCAATCATGGCTTGTGAATACCCCTTACCTTCAAGAGATTTATTCAAAGCATCCCTCATGTTCTCAAAACTACCCTCTTCGCCTAATAACTTAGTCCAATCAAGTATGTTTCTTTTCTCTTTTACTTTTATAGGGTTTCCGTCTGCATCAGTTCCGTTAATAGTTACCGTTATCTCTTTACCAAACCCAGCATCAGCAAGTTCTTTTCTAAGTGCAGGCATATCAGGGTCAAGACCTAGTAATACTTCTATCTTGGCTTTCTTAATGTCTTTTAAATTATTGATAGCTTCGTTTTGTAAAGGGTCTCTGCTCGCTTCTTTAGCGTCCCTTTCCCCTTTAGCTATCTGCTCGTCTAGTTTAGCTATCTCTCCCTCTAATTTGGTTACAATGGTTGCTTTTTTTCTATCGTCTAGTATACCTTTATCGGCTTCTGAAAGAAACTCTTTCTCTGCTTTTTCAAGTTCACGCAATTCTCTCTGCATCCCCTTATACTCGGCATCTTCTACAAATCTTTTCTTTGTATCTGTAAGTTCTGCTCTTTTTTCGTCTATGTTTGCTTTCTTAGCGTCAATACGTTCTTTTATACGAGATTTAGCTTGGTCAAGTAGGTCTTTGCTCTCTAGCGCCTGCGATACGTTAGCTCCACGGATTGCGTCGGTAATGTCCGTTTGTTTAAGCCCCTTAATATATGGACTTAATTTGTTGTGTATTTGGTCTATTATCTGTTTTGCAGTAATCCCGCCTATTTTAGCTAAGGATTTCGCCATTGCTATTATGTGTGGTGTAGCGTCAGCTAACTGCTTTGCGTAAGGAAGTATTGTGCTTTGAACCGACCTAGCCTGTATGGCTTTTACCGCTCTATTAAATGCGTCATTAAAATCCTTGATAGCAGCTTCTTTGGCTATCTTTGGTTTATTTAACCCATTTATAATATCTAATAAATCTTCATTTACACCCTCGCTCTCTTGGTCTGCTTTTTTCTGCTCATTTAACTCCGTTTGTTTCTGTACGTCTTCTGGTGTAGATACAATCGCTCCACCAACTGATTGATGGTGCGCTCTTTCCTGTGGGCTAAATATACTTTGCGAAGCTAGTTCTGTATTGTAATTAACCCTAGCAGCCCATCTAAATTGACCAGCAGCAGCAGCGGTAGCACCTTGTCTAAGGTGCTCTATTGATAATTTTGTAACTGAATTAATCTGTTTTTGTAGTCTATTATTTGTTGGGTCTGCTAATAAATCTCTGTTTAAACTATTCTCTAATGAAACAAGCATTATAGCCTGCTTACTAAAGCTCATTTTAGCCCCGTTGATGTAGTTGATAAAGTCAGTTACATAACTACTGCCAAATTCTGTTTTAGCGGCTTCGACAACGTTATCTCCGTAAACTAAACTCTGTATGAAGTCTACCCCATCAAACTCTTTAAGTTCTTTTGGTAATACATGACCTGTTTCTGTTTCTACGTTACTTTTTGTTTCGGTAGTACCCTTTCTAGGTAGGTCTTGCCTAGCTAGGTCGTCAAACTCTTTTGAATTAGCGACTTGCTCTGCTTTAGGCTGTATAGACGCTTTTAACTCGGCTAACCTAGCCTCCGCATCACTTTTAGAGAACTGTCCATCAGATTTTGATGAAAAGTATTTTAATTTTTCAACTGGCGTTGTTTTTGTTCCTTCAACAACTTTTTCAGAAAGACTTATTACGTAGTCAGCTAAGTTTGTAACGTTCCCAATAGATTTTTTTGCATCCAAAACTCGTTTTGAGCCAGCATCAAAGAATGATATTATAGTTTCAAATATTTTACGAAGCAAATTATAATCTTTGTACTCTACCTTTTGTAGCATATCAAAGAAACTCTTGTTGGTAAATATTTCAGCAGTAAGCTCGTATATGTTTGTTGCCCCATAAAAATCCTCAAAAGACATGATTTTTCCGTCTTTTTCAAATCTAGCTTGCTCTAACATCCTTAATAAAGCACCGCCACTTTCTGGTAAGCCTTTTTGGGATTTAAAAGCATCTAAAACACGAGTTAATTCTCTTGCGAATGCTTTGTTGTTTTCTATTCCATGTATTGTGGCTGCGTGAACAAGCTCGTGAACCGTAGTTTTTAAAATTTGAGTTTTACTGTAATTACCATTAATATTGATACTAACCTTACCTGTCTTTGGATCGTACTGCCCCACGTCCCCACCTTCAAAGTCAACATTATTATCAAAATAGACATTAGTGCCTTCTAAAACTGGCTCAATCATATCTAGCGTTCTAAGCATACTATCGTCCCCAGAGTAGTATTCCCTTAAAGCCTTAATTGTTTCTGGAATAGTTGTAAATAAAGATTTAACCTCACCAACGGTAGATGCCTCGTCAAAGCTAGCTACCGCTTTACTTTTTAAAACATTGTCGTTTAGCATTTTCTCTAATGCCTTTATCTCTGCATCTCGCTCCTCTACCGTCAATTCTGATACTTTTTTAGTAAACGTAGATGGTTGGTCTGCCTGTGTTTTTGTGGTTGGTTTATCTTCTACTTTGGCAGTAGGTTTTGTTTTTTCAACAACGGGTTCTACTTTAGGTGTTGCAGCAGTAGCTTCCCTATCTTTTATACGTTGTACTTGCTCCGTGTAGTCTGGGGCGGTATATTTAGCCTTTACGTGCTTTTTGTTGATAGATTTCTTTAACCCCTCTAACTCATCGTGTAAACCTTTATGATAGTCCAACGCTGACTTTAACGCCATTTCACGTTGCTGACTAACGGTCATTTTATCTGTTATACCAGCGAATGAACCCTCTAACTTAGTTCCCTTGATAATACTTAAACACTTGATTATTGGCATCTTAAAAATATTTTGATTATATCTATTATTTCCTGTTCATCTTTTTCCCTAAAATCAACATTACTATCTACTTTATCGCTTGCAAACCCTAATCCAACTCCTCCGCCGCCAAATATAGGTTCTGGTGGTATAGGTGGTTCTGGCTTAACAACAATAAAGTTAGCGTTATTTCCCGATAAATTGTATATACCTGTATTAGCTTGTAATACAATATCTTTTCTGAAAGTTACATCGCCGCCCGTAAGATTATACGTAGCCGTACCAGCCTGTATGTAATTACCCCTTGATATACTAGCATCATTACCTGTTAACTGGAATACACCAACAGCCGCAGATAGTACGTATTTTGATGGCGACCTAAGTATTAATAATAATGACATTTATTTCTAGGTTTCAGTCCACTCAATCCGAACATTGAAAACACCGCCAGTTATTGTTTCGGCATTTAGATTTATACAAAGTCCTTCTGATGTGCCTCTTAATACAAAGTTTTTACTATCTGTAAACCTCCATTCAAGAATATTGGCGTGCGTAGCCGATCCCACTCCAGCAACAAATGACCTATCTCTGTTCACATTACCAACCGCAGCGCCTAAAGTGGCTGGGTTTACTGTATATCCACGCACGGTAGCTGTTCCTGCTGGTTGTAGGCTATCGTATGGTACGTTTATTTGAACTACCGATGTACCCCCTGTATTTACAGAAGACCTATTTGTAAGAATAAATAAAACTTGTGATGCCGTTGTTTGAATACCAGATATTGTTATGCTTAAAACATTTATAATCTTAGTTGCAGAACCATATATTGTCACAATATCCGTAGCTGTAATTGCAGACATCAACCCTCCTGTAACTGATGCGTAAGTTGGCAATGCTGCTGATGCTGAATATACTGGTAATGGGTTACTGATGGAAACATCAGTCGCTATACCGTCTGCACCAAAATCCAGCTTCATGCGCTGCATCTTCTCCCCTGTAGATACAGGAACACCGTTAAGTGTGGTTATCTGGTCAGCACTAATAATATCTCCGCCAGATGTAAAGTTTAATTGTGTATTATCTGCCATTACGTTAAGTTAATTGTATAACACCATTTACTTGGTCAAAGTCTATTGTAATTGTATCCCCAGCATTAAGAAACGTTGAACTACCGTAGTCATAAAATCCAATCAGATTACCTGATGCCACCGTACTATTGTATAGCGCAATATATCTGAATGACGCTGATATGGTTGTGGTTTGAGTTATTATTAAATCTGCTAATATAAGCTTATACACGCCGCTTGTTTGCGATGAAGATGTAGTGGTTATATTTCTACTAGACATATTAGTATATGCTATCTGCGTTAAGTCAGCTAGTACAGCATTTGTAGCTGTTGGAGCAACAGACGTTAGCGCTACCGTTATTTGGTTGGTACTCAAATTATGAACACCATTTGCTAATGCAGCTACAAGCGGAGAGAATTTTACAAAAACTGCCATATCTATTTAATTTGTTTTGCCGTTACAGACTTGGTCATATTACCTTGTCCTCTATTTATAGTGAACTCCCACTCCTTTAACTCACATTGTTCTTCAATCAACCTATCTAGTGTTTCTTTTATGCTTATTTGCCCATCTACAACCTGTCTAGCTAACGTGTTTATCACAAGCATTAACTCTTCTGATGACGAAGATGTATTTGACGAAGGTACGTTATATATTGGTTCTAATTTAGCAGGTTGTATATTTTTAATAACCTCCACAAAACCACCAATAGCAATAGACTGTTTCTGTATAGCGGCAACAACGCTTTCCTGCGATTTACTACCTAGTATTGCGTTTGTTAGCTTATTAAACGATTGCTGTATCTGAATATGCCTTGTTTCGGCAATAATGCTTTCAGCTTCATCGTCATCCACTATAACAGACCTTCTTTTTATGCTGTCAGACATTTTGTGAATTTTTTAAGGGTTTCCAAATTAGTTCTTATTTCGTTTTGCTTTGCTAGTATCTTTTCGTTGGGTACTTGCGTTGTTCCTGCTAATTTACCCTTTTTATTGTACGCATCAACTATTTCTTTGGGGATGTTATCCTCTGCTATAAACTCTAGGTCTAGGTTTGATTTGTCAGTTTCCTGCGTTGGTTTTGTGGCTAAAGGTTCAACTGCTTCTTTTGCTACTTCGGTTGATTGCGTAGTACTACCTTTTAATTCTTGGGTGGGTAGTGATTGTTTATTGTGTTTTGTGGTCTTATTATATCTTTCAGCAATACCCCTGTAAGTTTTGACTCTTGACTCCCTACCTATTATATAATCTACTTGTTCTTGAGTGTAACCGTCTTTCAATAAAGCATCACCAATAGCATCAGCCATATCGTATCTAACCCCTTCCCCCGAATTATCCAATTCTGGACTATTTTTTATAGTATCATCGACCGATGTATTTCTGACCCTTTCAACCGCATCCGAATTACTTTCATTTTCTAACTCGTTATACTCTTTAGTTAAACGATTAAATTCATCTCTATTATCGTTTGATACACTCCCGTCTTGTTCTCGTAGGTTAGATTTATTATTTTTTATCTCATTAGATTTCTCTACATTTTTCTTTTTAGGAGAAACCCCTTTATTTCTCACATCTAACACTGTACCACTACCTACTATTTCTTCAACCTTCTGTGTAGGTGTTGCTTGTGTTTCTTGTTTAGGTGTTGTTTCTGCTATTGGCGCAACTGTTAATGTTTCTGTCGCGACATCAGTAACCTTAGCTTCATCCACAATAGGTGTAGCCTCTACTGTTGTATCAACTATTTCTCCGTCATCATCTAAATTCTCTTTACCAGCTTCCAGCCCAGTTTCAGACATGATATTAGTGCCGTTTTTTATATTCTCCTCTGTATTTTTTACAGCCTCAATAGGGTCGTCCGAAATATTTACTTTTTTAGGGTCTAAAGTTCCGTTTGTAATACCAACAATCGTATTATCAATAATCTTTATACGCTCGTTTATAGCTGTTTTAAACGCAGGGTCTAAATTTTCAGCCAAAGCATCTTGTTGTAACTTTTGTTTAGCAACCAACAATGGCGCTACGCTACTTTTAATTTTCTCTTCTAAGCCAGCAGGGGTGGCATCATAAGCCTTTCTGTAGGCAGTAGCCGCTGTCAGCACCTTATTAACATCTTCTTGCGATAAGTTCATCCCGTCCAAAGTCAGCTTTAATGCAGGCATATCTTTTGATGCCTCGTATAGGTATTGCTGCCTTTCTTGGTTATTTGCAGACCTATTCCTAGCTGCTGTTAATATAGACGTGGCGGCAATAGTCCCTATAACCGTTTGCTTTAACTCGTTATGGGTTATGTTCTCGTTAAACTTAGTCCCTTTTGTTCTGTTGTATGCTAATTCTAAAAACTTATCCCCTAGTAATTGTGATATTTCTTGCGGCAGCTCTTTCCCGATAGACTCTACTATTATTCTTTTAGCGCTTTGACCTAGCGCATATTTCATTCCGCCCTTTGTAAAGTATTTTGCAAACTCCTTTGTTATTGCTGATTTTACCTGACCAGTAAGTATTAAATCGTTTGGAGAGACCAGCTCTAAAAGACTCGTAAGCCCAGCAGCTTGGTTAGCAAAAGCAGTAGCGTCTTTAGATTTCATGCCAGCGCTTACAGCGTTGTTGTAATAATCACCTTTACTAAGAGCAAAACTAGACGCAATAAGCCCAGAGCTTGCCGCCACCTTAGAGCCTACGCCTAAAGATTTTAATGCTCCGCCAATTCTACCCCCAGCACTTAACAGAACCGCCATAGTGGCTATTTGGTCTCCAGTTGCATTTACTACATTACCCCAATCTATATCATTATTATCTTTAAGCATACTAAGTTTAGCCTTAGTCGGGGTTAGCAAATCAACAAACTCTTTAAATTTTTGAATACCAACATTTTTTCTACTAGCTTCTGCGTCTCCGCTTAATGTATTACCAATGACCTCCCCAATACCAATACCCTGACCAACTGTTTTAGGTAATACACTATATGCGGACTTAGCAAACTCCCATACCCTCCCTAAAAACGGATTGCCCTTTACAAATTCATCTACCTCTTTTTGTTTGTTTTGGTCGTGTAGTATATCGTATTTTACAGAAGAAGATTTAACTATGTCACTAATATCCTCTTCTTGTTTGGATATATCATTAACCATAGATAACATATTATCTATTCCAGTTTCTCTATACCCCTGTAATACTCTTTGCTGCATTCTTGCGGCGTTTTCATTACCGCTTTCTACGTAAGATTTAAAAGTCCTTACTTCTTTTAGGTAATCATTAACCCTACTAATCACGCCAGAGTTCTTTGCTTCGTTAAAATCAGCCTCTAGCTTGTTGTTTTTTATAGATATGGCGCTATTGATAAGGTCTCTTTTCTCTTTGCCACTAACATTACCCCATTGCGAGTTGAATTGACTATACAGTCTTTCGTATTTACTTGGGTCATTAACGCTAATATCGGTTAATACCTGTTGTATTTCTCCACCTAAATTCTGTAATATCTCTTGGTCATCCTTAAATATACTTGATTTGAATATTTGCGGTTTAAGCTCTAAATAGCCTTTCTTTACTTTTAATTCATCAAGCCTTCTGCTTAATGAGTTTATCTTAGCAAAATCATCATTAGAACCAACAAAAGAAACTGTGTTTTGTAGCCTTTCATTTTCTGCTACTATTTCACTATTAAGCCTTTGTTGCTCTACATTAAAACTATTTAGGTCTGAAATATTCTTTTCTTCATCTTGCAGTGTATTAAAATCTCTTACAGCCTTTCTTTCGTCAACGGGCAAGTCAAACCATTGTTTATTCCTGTCACGAATACCTTGTGCAATTTCCTTTGAGTTTGGTTCTCCACTTTTTTCTATACCATCAGCAAACTTGTTTGCGTCTACAGTTTCAGATACTTTTTGTAGGTATTCTGCGTCATATTTCAGTTTTCTTGGGGCTTCTGGTTTTGGTACATCAATTTCATTGATATAATCGTCCATCGTTTTCTTTGGCTCGCCAAATATTGCATTAGAAACTGCTTTAGTGCCAGTTGTTAAATAACGTGCGGAAGATTGTATAGGCGCAGAAACAAATCCAGCCACGTCATCATAAAGGCTTGTTTCTGGACTTTCTGTTCTATTTATTTCTTCTTGAGTTCTAGTTATAGGTTTTGATGCAACTTCTCTATTAATTCTTGTAGCATTTTCTTTACCTATAAATTCGTTTACTGGTTTACCGCCAAACGGGTTATCCCCATAGATTTTTGATGGAGTAATAGATGTGTTCCCACCATTCTTCGTGCCATTTTTTTTTTCACCCTCATCAAAAGATGATAAGTCCATGCCCGAAAGGTCTATTTTTTTTTTTGGCTTAGGGGCTTCATCAAAAGACGATAAATCCATGCCAGAAAGGTCTATTCTTTGTTTACCCATTTTATTTGTTTTTATTATCCTGTATAGCCTGTAATGCGTCTGCCCTTGTTACTCCGAATTTTTTCATAACGGTTTTAACATCAGCCTCCTGTTTTGCGCTTAACTTTCTGTCCAATAATGATTGTTGTGGCGGAGGTGTTCTGCTTACATTCTGATCGTATAACCTCTCTGATTTACCAGTTACTTTAACCCCAGTAACGTCATCTAGCATACGGCTTAGTTTAATCCTGTCCTGCGGGTTATTCTTGTCAATTGTTATAGGGTATGAAGGTATTGTTTTAGTACTCACTACAGCTCCATATTCATCTTCTATTTCGATAGTTTTAGACGGCACAGCGAATGTTATCTTGCTACCAGCCACACTTATAGTAAGCCCTTTTTGACCATAACCAGCTTGTCCTGCAATAATTGCACTTACCTTTGCCCTAGCGTTATTAGAGCCTGCAAGCATGTCTGTCATTAATTGCTCTCTATCTAAACCAGCTAATTGCGATGCTGTTTGTTTATTAGACCTATTCTGCCTTCCTTCTATTAAATTACTGTTAAAAATAGCCATTGCCCGCCTATCGTCTACTGGATCAAAAGTTGATTTTCCTTTTTCTGATAAATCCCTGCCTTTAGCAAACTCTACTACCGCCTGTTCTATTGGTAGGTTTGGATATTGGCTTTGAAAGAACAATTGTGTATTTCGGTCATTTCTAGCTAGTGTCAAGTATTCCTGTACCTGCGCTGCTGGGTTTACTGTTTTTGTTTGCGAGGTGTAAACCCCGTTAACGTTATTTTGTCTGCCAGCAATACTAACTGGGTCTTGCCAATCCCCATTACTTTTTAAATAAGTATCTGATTTCCTAAATGTATCAATAGCCTTGTTTGTATCTAACCTTAATTCAAGGGTGTTACGGTCTCTTTGATAAGCTGGGTCGTTCCTAGAAAGTTTAAAAGTCTTTTGAACCCTATCTACCGCATCATCCGTATACATACCTCTTTTAACTGGGTCAAGTAGATTACTTTTAGTAACAAAATCTTCTTTATCCTTTGTTTTGCTATCTACTATCAGTTCATTCATAAACAAACCTTGTTTTTTGAAATCTAAAGTAAGTTGCGCTGTTTTATTAGGGTCTCTTTCTGCTTCTATCTGACTGTACAAATCACTCATTTTAGCATATTCCCGCATATACTCTGGTCTATCAAATTCCCTTATCCCGTCCATTTTTGGCTTAGATAGGTCATCATACAAAACCTTCTGTTCTGCCGCCCTTTTATCAGCCTGCTTCTGAACATTCTTTAGGTAGTAGTTTGTAGAACCACTCGTGTCATACACCCTATATGCCCCCCTTGTATTTAAACCGTCTACCGCCATTATGGTTGCTCTCCAAATTTATAGTTAGAGTATTTATTGTACCTGTTAAATGAAGGTTGTGTCGCTCCAGTAGGAGGCGATGTACCCGCTTTGCCTCCGCCTAAATACGCTTGTCCAATCTGACTAAGGTCTGTTAATGCCCCCATAGCGTTTGCTTTACCCGAACCAATTTGTTCTGCTGCCGCAGCCGCTTCTTCTTGAAACTTACGTCTTTTGTTCCAGTCAAATACCCTATTTTGCTCACCAGCTAATGCGCTTCTTGTACCGAAGGCAAAGCGTCTGTTATTCATTCTCATTGCAGCGTCTTGTGCTCCTAAATCTAAAGCAGCATCATTTCCTCCACGAACTAAACTAGCTAAACCTGCCGAAGCGTTTGCGCTCCTGCCTAATTGCCTAAATCCAGCAGCTTGATTGCGCTGTAAGCCTTGGTTAGCTAAGTTAAACTGCTCTTGCGGCATACCAACTAGAGCATCGTTTTCTGCCATTGCATTGTTCTGCGAAATTAAAGCATTAACATTTTCTTCAGGTCTGATATTTCTTTTTGCTCGTGCGTTTCCTTTAATCATACCAGCCAAACCTCCAATTCCTTTTATAATAGAAGGGGCTGCTGCAAGTAATAGTGGTAAAGGCATAATATTATTTTTTAGTTAAACAAATGTATTGATTAATTTTGATTAATTTTCATTCTGCAACATTTTACAAGCGTCTTCATTTATCTTGTAAAACTCACCCTTCTCTAAGTTAAAATGCTCTGCAAATTTATCTACATTGCATATAAGTGGTCTATCATTGTAAACAGAACATTTACCGTCATCCGTAAGTTTTTCACATACGCCATTTTCATGCTTGTATGGAAACTTTAATTCCTCTACGTGTTCCGTTAAAGCTACTACAACATCAATCTTTTTACAACAAAGACCACACCCACTGCATTTAAACATTATCTACTACCTATTGGGGACGCTTCTGAATGAACCGTTATATTGGTCAATTTAAGCACGCCTGTTGATACTTCTATTAATTCTACTGTTACGTAATTACCTTTAAGCACATCGCCGTTAACAACGTCTGGTTTGGCTTTCATAAACCCTGCGCTAAATACACCCTCCACCGAATATATGTTTACCGTAGAAACACCGTCATTAAGTATGTCTTTTAAGAAATCACCATCTATCAAGTTGCTTAGCTGTCCTATTGACGTTTCAATTCCATCAGACGTGGTAATCATTAACTTATTTGACTTATAACTTATCGCCTGAAATGTTTTTGGCTGTATCTGGTCTTGGTTGGCTACAAATTTAATGATACTTTTGTTTTGTACACCAAAAAAATTGTTTCTTACAGATTGCACGGTGCTTACCCAGTTTCTTCCGTTTAGGCTCATAAACATATTTATAAACATAGAAAACCCGAAATCTGGGCTATAACCCCTAAATGATGCCCATTTATTGTATTTCTCTGACCACGCTAACGTATTTGTTGGCTTTTCATTGTATACGTTGGTAATAACCCTTATTGTTATAGGACTTATCTTAACGTTTGCGTTTGAATAGAACTCCAATGTATCTGTATTTACAGCCGTAATTGTTTCTACAAAAAAGCCAGTTGTTGACCTAGGAACTCCATTTACATTACCTAACTTAGCCGTTATAAGTCCAGAGTTAATATAGTCTATCGTATAGCTAAACTCATATTGAAGACCAGCCACGATAGGATAGCCAGACTGTTTTATTACCCCAATATTACAGGTTTCGTGTACCGCGCTATCACCAACGATAGACCATCCCCTAGCGTTAGCTTGTTGGTTAAGGTTTATCGTTATTGGTGTATTCTGTATTGTTGTAAAACTCATTATTTATATTTTAAAAACTATAAGGGTTACATGAACTAGGGTTGTCTATTGTGATAGTTATCCCATTAAGAATAAAAGTATCGCCATTTCGATAATTAGTTCCATTAATTAATATATCTAATTTTCTTTTATAGTACGTTACTGTTGAAGGCATAGGTGTTTGTCCTGATACTGATCCGCTTACCGTACCAGCAGCTAGCACAATCATGCTAATCATGCTGTCTGAATTGGTATGTGTGCCATCAATACAATCTCCGTTATACCCAAAAACACCCGCTTGTGTTATAATTATGTCCGATGTAATAGCTCTATTTAGAGTGAAATTAAAGCTGCCTGCTGAATATTGTAAAAAAGATAGGGTAGCTGCTGATATAACAGCCGCCTTAGTAGTAACGTTAAAGTCGTCAAAATAAGAGCCAACAGTTAATCTTGCGTAAACCATCGCCTCGTAACTAGCGGAGCTTGTTCTTCTTACTATTACTGTATTTCCGCTTACAACCGTTCCAGATGCGCTTGTAAAAGCCCCTCCATTTATAGAGTACTCGCCTGTTATTATACTTATCGCCACAGGTATATTCATGCCAGATATAAGCACGGAGTTAGAATACAGTAATGTATTAATCTCTTGACCTGTTAAATCTATAAAGTATAATGGATTAACCGTTGTGTTACCAGCAACCACACTTATACAGGTATTCTTAGTTACAATGGCGCTACTAGAATTTAAAAAGCTAAACACAAACCCAGCACTACCAGTATAATTATTGGTTGGTGTAAAAGTAGCTGTACCATCACCATTCAGCACTATAGTACCGTTTGATACCGATGATATACCAAACCCATTAGGAGCCACTGTATAGTTGTCCTCAAATACCCAATTAGTATTGTTAAAGCTAAACGTAGTAAGTACGCCAGATAAAATCTCTATTGATATATTATATTCGTTGTTAAACACATCAAACCACCCTATCACTTTTCTCTTGTCTTTTTTAGATTGTTTAAGAACCGTTCTAAAGAACTTTTCTTTATTACCAGCAATCACACTTAACCCATCATAACCATCCCTTACTGGTAGTGAGTTATTTGGGTCTACGAAGTATATTGTACCATTACTAGACTCTGCATAGCTTTCTTTTGCTGTTCCAATACCGTATCTGCCTTGTGTGGGTCTTACGGAGTTTAACAGCTTATCAGATATTGCATATTGTCTTTGCGCAATTTGGTCTTCTACAATACTTAGGTTTACAGGGATGTGCCACACGTCTAGCTCCTGTATAACAACTAGGGTTGTGCCACGCATTCTTATCTTCTTGATGAACCCATCAACGGAACTTGTTTCTCCTGCGCCATCACCATATATCCTAGCCCCATAGAACCTATTTATAGCGTTGTTTCTGCTGCCTGTAACAAATATATCTGAATATCTTATGCTTGCTGGCTTATCTATGTTTCCGTTTTCATCATAGTAGCTTCTTGGTCTACCGTAACTTGTGTAATCAGACTTATAGAAGTCGCTAAAATTAAAGTCCTCTACAACTAGATTGTACGCTGTGTTTGGTGTAGCATTATCTGTGAGTGTACGTGTTTTGAAGTAATTATCTCCGCCCTTAATCGTTCCGCTTTTAACCGCATAATCTCCACCAACAATATCGTAACGCTCTCCAATCTCGTAGAACAACGTAGATGCTGGTGTGCTAGTGCCTTTTATCAGCCTCTTTTTGGGCGAATAAACCTCTAATAGTACCTCTTTATCTACAATATCAGATACACTTAAAGCTGATGATTTTCTAACTTTCAGTAGGTATGTTGTTATATTTGGCGTTACGGTAGTATCAACTGTAATTGTAAACCCAACAACCTCCACATCTATTGCTACGGTATCAAACCATTTAACAGGTGTTGATGTATTGGCAAATGTAAATAGGAATGTGACCCTATCTCCTTTTGAGTATTCATAGTTTAGAATAGAGCTAGAGTTTGTGTCGTTAAACTTTTTAAGTGAGTTTATCTTAAAAACAAGGTAATCAGAAGTGCTTAATGCCGCATCGTATCTACCGTTTATAAATAAATCTGTATCATGGGTTAAATTAGTAGTCAATAACCATTGGTAAGTTTTAGCATCCGACGGAGGAAGGTTATTTATCTGCCAGTTAAAGCTAGACAGCAGCCCGTGTGTTTGTGCGTAGCTAGGTGTTTTCTGTACGAAACGTTTATCTGTTACAATAGGGAAATACCTGCCGTAACCATCGTAATGCGCTAAAGCCAACTGATAACTTGAATTACTCTTCACGCCATGCACGCTTCTTGATGCCCCAGTTCCAGCATTAGCTAAATCAACCCTAGCTACAGAAAGCTCAAAATACTCTTGCGTAATAAACCCAATCTGCGTTCTTTCATCGTTAATAACGTTACAATTAGGTATAGATGTAGCTACTAACGCTACCATGGCAACCAGATTATCTTGTTGTGTTGGCGTTACGGTTGCGCTATATGTTGTTGTGTTTGCGTAATCCCTTATATCCCTTACTTGTACACGAACCACATCTCCTGTTTTTGGTAACCCAGAAAACTTAACCGTTACCCTCCTACTGTGGCTTCCAGAAATTCTTTCGTTTGTTGTTTCTCCGTCAAGCACCTTAAAGAAGTCGTAAGTCGGAGGTATTGTCGTAACTCCACCATCGTAGCTAGATACACTTATATCCACGTCTACAATAGGTCTTGCGTAACCTTCATTTAACCCAGCTATTGCTAAAATACTGCCATTTAGGATTTCTAATGTTTCAGCATTCCATATATGGTCGTAATTCTCGTCTGTTTCAAGAACGTCTATATTCTCATAGTTCTCGTCATTGTAAAAAGCAAATGAGTATATGTTCGTTGTTGGGTTATAGGCTTCGTAACGTTCTAGTGAAACATTAACAGCTGTATTGGTCAAGGCTATAATATCAGCTCTATCTACTGATTTAACCAAGAACCAATCAAGCATATCGTATCTTGCGGCTATATTTATTTTCTTGTTTCTGTCACTACCTATGTTTACTGATACTATAATATTATTACTTATAGTTACGTTAGTGCCTAGAGTTGGTGTGTTTTCATCGGACGGAACTATGCGTTTTGAAATAGTACCCCAAGTTGTAAGTTCATAATTCTGTTTTTCAAACTGCGTCCTAAATTGGAATAATCTGTCCTTTAAGCTATTTACAGACCTGCCAGCATCATTATTGTACACTAGCGTTGGTTCTGTTAATGGCTGTCCCTTTAATAGCAGTAAATCTTCCTGTACTACGCTAGCAAAAGTATTGTTTTTTAATAGGTTTAAATCTACATAATAAGGAACTGTGCCGTAAGTGAACATAAGAAACCTGCTCTGTAATAATTTACAGTCGGTAACGTATTTCTGCGGGTCTAGCGGCAGTATGTCTATTCCTCCGCTATTTGTCTTGTTCTCAAATATAGTGGCTTCAACAAGCGTGTCGTAATCTATTTCCGTTATTAGATTAAACCCGTTAGAGTTGCTTAAAAACGTGTATGCCTTCCTAGTCAGTTCAAACCCATAACCACCAATGGTTTTATTTATTCCGCTTGGTCTTGTAGAGCTGATAATTGTATTGCCCTCTATATTGGTTACGTCACCCTCTTCACCGTCAGCAAGCCCAGAAACCCTAATGTTATGACCCGATATATAATCGTTGCCTGTAACGTACTCTGGTGCGCTGTCCGAGTTCATGCCTCCTTGTGCAAATATCTTTCTTTCTATTGCCATATCTTAAGATTTTGCAACCATTTTTACACTGCGCGCTTGTGCATCCATCATTTCATTAAGCACAAATGGGTTTAACCTCATTTTAGCTAATCTCTTTGTTCTGTAAAACTCTTTCTTTAACACGTCAACTTGGTTTATATTGAACTTCTTTGATTGGTCTATTGAGTTTTGCCATCTAAGGTACGCAAGCATACACGCGCCTGCCCTTATATCAATCTCTACAATCCCACAATCGCTATCAAAACCATCGCAAAGATATTCTAATACTATCTGTGTATGTGTCGATTTTGGGTCTAAGAATATCTGTTTACTTTTTTCATCTATCTTATATTCCCCAATGTTTGCCGTTCCGCTGTCAAGCCCGAAAAGCTGATACATACTTGTCCCAGCGTAGAAGTTGTTGTAGTTGTATATGTTTCTTTGGTCTGTTGGATTTCCAGAACTCCCTTCGTTCAACTTTGGCGCTCCATCAAGCCTGTTTTCTGTGTTTACGCCTTTGTATGTTGATAATTGATTGTTCCTTTTAAACGTAGCAACCTCACCAATGTCGTTGATAAGCCCAATTTTACTATATTTTATGTAGTCACACGGCAAATCAACCGTTTTGTTTGGTTTAACATCCAATATCTGTGTGCGATATACACCCGTAATATCTAGGTTAAACTCTGTTTTTATACCAAAAACACCAATGTTCCATAATCTTAGGAACTGGTGGGATGTCTGGTCTGCTGAATTTAAAAACTGACCGATAATTTCTTTTAATGTTAGGTTCATATCTATCCGTTGCTTACGCTGTCATTAATTAAATCCTGTGGTATCTGTTTTTGTGGCAACAACCTTTGCATGATGTTATCCCATATTATACCCTCATAGTTCTTTGGTATAGTTAAATCGCTGCTAAGTAAATCTGACCCACTTATAGCGCCAACCATCATTATCGTAGCCGTATTACTCTGTACATCAAACAATGGAATTATAGGCTTGTATATAATGTTCTTACCGTTTATCTCGTATAAGTTAAACGGAACACTACCCATAAGCCCCTGCGAGAATGAATGCTGTGCCTTCTGCGGTATAAATTCTAAACACTTTGAACCATCAATCTTTACGGATGTTATCTCCTGACCGTTTGGTAATGCGGCTGGCGTAGACGGTAGGGTGCTATAAATAGTTCCATCTGTACGCTGTTGTATTGCAACCGAACTAAAGGTTGATATAAACTGGTTTGAGCTATACGTGGACTCTCCTTGACTTGAATTGGTATAAGCGTCCTGTGTGGCGCATTTAGCAACCTCAATAGCTATTAGTTCCGCAAAGTATATTTCGCTATGGTTTGCATCGTCCGAGCTTTTCCCGTTATAATATGCCTCTCTTAATAGTTGCGCAAGCTTTTTGTAAGTAGTTCCCATTATGCGTTTTCTTTAGCTTTCATGTCATTAAATTGAATATCCATTGCACTTTTGGTGTTTATCCCTAAATCGGTTCCGCATAAATATATGATTTCATCAATATCTCCGTCCAACCACACAGGCTGCACGGACGCTGCTGAATTATACACTGGTCTATCTGAAACAAGAGTGTATGCCCAAACTGCTGGTGTTAATTTTTTAAGGTAAACCAATGTGGCTGTAGCTAGTGTTATTGGATAGAACTGTATATATGTTTTATACTCTACATATATTGGGTTTAGCAATGTTGGCGCATCGTATGTAGAGTCTAGCCACGCAGCCAATCTATCATCTTCTACTTTCTTTATAGACACCTGTTTTCCAGAAGCGTCTTTTCTAAGGCTATCTGTATGTATTAAATCGGTAGGCATGGTATATTTCCCAGCACCATCAACAGCTATTGTCATTGGGTCTGTTTTAAAGCGAATAAGGCTATCTACGTTATCCTGATTGATGCCGTACTGTTTATATAGAAAGTTATAATAACGCTGCTCCGCCCTATTCCAAATCAGATTGAAGTCTGCTGGAGAAAGGTTGCCATTGAAACCCGACTTTGTTGCTCTATATTGTAGTGTCCGCTTACATTCGTCAATCGTAGCCATAGGTGTTTTTCTTTAATAACAAAGCAAATATAATACTAATTAGTTGAATATCTATTAATCAAAAAACCCCTTAACCAATTAAGGCTAAAGGGCTCAAACATGATAAACGGAAACTATCCTTTTAAATTCAGTTCTAGTTGCTCAATCAGCTTAATTGCTATGTCATCGTTCATAAGAACCATCCTAGCTATCTGCTCTGCAACATCTCCATTCCCATTAACCTCAAATAAAGGTTTACCAGTCTCCATATAAACAATCTTACCATCCGTTACGTTGATAAGACCTCTTTTAAGAGCCTCTGTAATTGTAAACTTAACTTTGAATTTAGGGTTGGCTACATTCTCCAAAAACTTCTCTGGATTTTGTTTTGCCTGAAATATAAATTGTGTTCTAATTATATCTTCATCATCAGTTGTGCTAATTCCATAAAGCTGTGCGATAGGCAGCATAACTTCTAATGAACAAGTCCTTGCTTCGCTCTCTGCCGCGAAACTAATATCAGATAATGAACGTAATTTTCTTGCCGAAGCATTGTCGTCAATAAGTTCAAATACTTTTGGAATTTCATTAACTGGGTCTTCGTTGCCGTCAAAAGCATCGTTTAACATTAATGCTTGTATTAAAGCTAAATCAGCCTTCTTTACTAAAAGATGCCCGTTTTTAAAGATAATATCGTTTTTTTCGCTATTAATTTGGTTCTTGGTCGGCGCTGGTTTAGATTGTTCATCAACCCATACAGATTTATACCCAAAGATATATCTCCATTGTCTATACTCGCCTTTAGCGTCCTTTGCTACACCTTCGCTTGCAATAATTCTTGTTGGAGGGTAAGGGTTGTCGACAATCATACCTGTCGCTGCGTCCTTAGGCTTAATAAGGTCAAAATCTTGTATTAATTTAAACCGTAAGTCCTTTTCATACTTTGGTTTCATTGTAGTGGCAGCGTTTGCTGCTGGTTTTCTTGTTGTAGCTTCCATGCTGTTTATGTATGTTTAATTAAAAACCCCCACCGATTTGATGGGGGCTGTATTATTAGTTTCTAGCTGCCTTTTGCAATTAAGAACTGTTGTGCGCCAATTACTTCTGCACCGAAATATCCGATTGTAGTAATGATACGTCCTGCTTTAGTACCGCCACCGTCTGAATGTAAACCATTCTCTTTAACGTGCCATCTGTTTTGATTAAATGGAGTTTGATAGTTTACTGATAAACGTGGAGCAGATACAGTAGGAGAGTTCTCGCCGTAAGAAGTGCTAGTTGTGCCTACTGGCATCAACAAACTGAAACGGTTACGAGCACCTAAACCTGTAGAGCCATAAGTGGTTTGCTCATCGAACAAGCCATAATGACCTAAGTTGTATTTACGTTTGTAGATTGTCATTGATTGATAATCACGATCAAGGTCAATACCACCACGTTTGCCCGGCTGCGAGTAGATAATTCCACCGTTGTTGATTTCAGTGAAGATAGAGTTCTGAATTTCAGTCATTGCACTATCGTCAGATAAGAAGTCATACTCTTTTGGAGCACCAACTGCATTCAAAGCTCTGTTCATTGTAGCGAAAGTAGCTAAAGACCATGAAGTATAGTCCATATTGATACCATTTGCTTGAACTTGTTTGATTACACCGTTAGAGCCTTCTTCCACATAAGGCAAGTTATCCGCACGTGTTCCTTCAAAGATTAAATAATCTAATTCAAACATTCTACGCAAATCTGTATCACGCATTTGTTTTAAAGTGTACGAGTGCTGACCATTAATCATAAACTCAATTCTTTCAGCATCAGCTAAATCACTGATTTCATCATCAGTACGTAATTGAGTACAGTAGTTACTGTATTTGTCAATAGTTTTGATGATAGTATCTGTTTTATCAGATTGGTCACCAACATACACGAAACCACGTCCTAACAATTCATCACCGATAGCAACTGACGCATTCTGTCCAGCTAAAAGTGGAGTTAAAACGAATGTGTGAGCATTTGCAGTAGTTTTGTTTGGAACAGCAGATACTCGTGAGTCTACGTTTGTACGTGAGTTATGGAATACATAACCAAGTGCAGGTAAAGACTTAGTACCAGATTGTGAGTAAGAACCAGCTCCAACTGTAATAGTTGCAGGAGCACCATTAGCAACTGTTACAGCAGCGGATGCAGTAACAAAGCCCATTGTACGTCCATGTGATTGATACCAAAGGAATTGTTTGTTTTCAACCTTGCGAAAGTTGTTTTGCATCATCGCAAGTTGCGTGTACGGTGCGAAACCGAAAGTGTCATAAAAACGATCGTAAGCGTGTACGTTTACGATGTTAAGTCCAGAAATAAGACCGTATCTGTTGATAGACGGGTCTGAAAAATTCGCTGGAGTGCTATTTGGAATAGTGATTGCCATTTTTTTTAAAGTTTAAGGGTTTTTATTGTTATCCCCATAGTAGTTTTCCTATATCTACACCTGTTGGCTCCGCGTTAGTCTGTTCTTTGCTAAAGTCTAGGTTTTTGATTTCAGCAACAACACCTTTCGTTGCCGAGTTCTTCATTTGCGTAGCTGCGGAAGCAATGATTTTATCAAAATTCTTTATTTTTAGCATATCCTGCGCTATTTTTAAAGGATTTTCACTTCCATTTGCATCTACCCACCCTAGTTCTTGTGCCATTTTCAGACCATCGTAGTCCTTCATGTAAGCAATTTGATTTACTTTATCTTCATTCGTAATCTTGTAAATGACTTCCTCGTCACCAACCTTAAACTTGAAATCCGATAATTGTTGTAAATCAGTTTCTACCTTTTGCTCCCATTTTAGATTTAATTCGTCAATTTCATCTTGGGACATAGGCTGCTCAACCTGATTTTCTGCTGTATTTATTTTTGGGAACTCTATAGTTTTTCTTTGTGCCTCTAAAACCAAACGAGCATCTGTTGCTGCTTGGTCTAATAGGATTTCTCTTGTTTCTAATTGGTCATTGTATTGTACCGCTTCATCATATTCTTCTGGAGAATACTCTCTGTCTATTGCGTTTAAATCTTTTGGCTGTAACGTGGTGTTACCGTATTTAGACTTAAACTCTACATCAATGTATTTTTCTGTCCATGTAGGATTGTTAATCTTCATGTTGCGTTTAATCACTTCCGCATCAGACATTGAGTTGAAATCTATATTTACCTCTTGTAGGTACTTATATAGTTCATCTGTTTTACCGCTCGCAACCGCTTCATAAACTTGCCTAGAATAATCGTCTTTAAATTCTTGACGTTTCTCTGCTTCTTTTACTGGCGCTACAACTGGTTCTGTCTTTGCTACTTCTGTAACAGGAATTTCTGCTACAACTGGTTCTGATTTAACTTCCGCTTTAACTTCTGTAACAGGTGTTTCTATCTGTGTTGGCGTACTGTCGCTTGCCTGTGAGCTATCGCCATAAAGGTCTAATGTGGACAAAGACGGCGCTTCTACCTGTGGTGTTACTTCGGTTGTTTCTAGTGTTTCGTTAGTTTCCATACTATCTATTTTAATGTAAATTTATGTTAGTTAAGCCGTATTTCCAAATCTACTGCATTTGAGGCTCTTCCATTGGTTGTTCTCCTTCTTGCATTTCGCCTTGCGCCATCGGGTCTGACATTTCTTCTCCGACTTGTTCTGGCATCATTCCCTGCTCCTGCTCTTGTTGCATTTGCTCTTGTTCTTGCTGTGCTGCAATAGCCTCCTCCTGCTGCGCTTCCAATTCCTGTTGTTTAGCTATATCACGTAAATCCGCCTCCATTATTGCGGTAGCTGATAGGTTTGCTACTTCTAAACCATCGAATATCCAAGGGGCTTGTTCTTGTATCTGCGCTAACTGTATGCCTTGTGATAACATTGCTTTTAGCGTTTCCGTCTTAGCGATTGAATTAAATTTTAGTAGCTCCTGCTCTTTGTTTGATGACTGTTTCATCTTATCAATAGCTACTTGATTTTGGTGCTTAACTGTTTCCAGTTCCATGTCGCCACGATTTTTCTCCTGTGCTGCGGCAATAGCTTGCTTTGTATTGTCGGCAGAGTTTTCTTTTGCGATTTCCCTATCTTCTTTCTTTTTCTTTTCTTCACGATAAGAAAGAAAGTAAATAGCGTACTTCACATTAGTTTTAGCAAGCAACCTAGCTTCTGACGCGTCCCTTGTTGATATTAACCCGTTTGATAATGAAATCTGCAAGTTCTGCTCAAAATTCATAGCTTCCTTGTCGTCAATCACCGCCATTATCTTAACATCAAAGTTGGCTTTCTCTAAGTCGTCTGTTGCTTCTAGTTTAATGTATTCAACCCTATCAGAACCTAATGCCTGCGCATATCCTTCGTAATAGTTGACACCAAACTTTTTGCCATGAACAAGTATATCCCACAATCTTAATTGCACAATCTTAGCGCACCTAGTCATCATGTTGATATAGCCTTCGTAAATGTAGTTTGATGCGCTTTCACCTATCTGTCTGGCTTCTTGCAGTACGGTTTTTCCCGTCGCTTGGTTCGTAATATTTCCAGAGTCTAGGTTATTAGAACCCACAATACGCATCAATTTATCGTACTCTTGGTTCCACACGCCCATTAATTGCTCTAGCTTGCCAGAAAACGGTACATTCATTGGTTGGATAGGTTCTGTTCTTGAACGCGCTTCCGAGCTTTCATCGGGTATGCTTTTGTAATATTGCACACCTGTTTGCTTGTATATCTTGTAAAGGTCAAATGGCGACATACTCTCCATCCCCTCTCCTAGCGTAACATCAGACATTGTAGAAATATCTACCTTAAATCCGTCTGGCGCTGCGTTAGCAATAATCTTTTGTTGCTGCAACTCTACTAGCTGCATTTTCTTGATAGAGGGTATCATTGTTTCGATAAGAGGCTTGTTAGTCATCTTATCGTTGTTATACATATACGTTACCCAAGGTAGCTTAACTTCCGATAGGTTCTTTTCTTCTTTAATTTGGTTCTTAGCTAACCCCCATTCTAATAAATGCGGTGTGTTTACAATCCATACGCCAAGATAATCAACATCATAAGCCTTTTCTATATATTTTTTATCTGGTTGCTTGTTCTTAACCTTATCTAGCGTTTCTTTACCAAATCGGTCTTTACCAACCTCGTAAGTAAGGTTATAGATTGATTTTAGGTTTATCTCTGCAACCAATACACGCCAGCTATCATAAGGTTTTGCGATTGAGTTTGCGTAGTCATTACTTCTGCTTCCGTCTAAACTTGATGGGTTTCCGTTCTTGCCAGCCTGTCCCATTGCTAGGGCATACAAATCATCTTCTGATAGTTTTTTAGGATATTTAAGCCTTATAGCCGTTATATCCATGTAATATATCTCTCCCTGATACGGGGCATCCCTAAAGTCATCCCATTCGGTATATCCCGATATAATGTTCTCTGGCTTGGTAAACCGTATCTTTATACGTCCATTAGCGTCTATGTATGGCTTTAACTGCGCAATTCCACATACTTCTAAGTCCCAAAGAATACGTTTCTTTAAAACCCCCTTGAAATCGTTATCATAGAAAACAAGGTCAATACCCTGCTCCATCATTATTTCTTCACGCTCCTTGTATGTAAAACCGAAATTAAGGTTTAGCTCCCTTTCATCTGTTGGGTCGCTATCTTGAAAGTCCTCCATCTCTACACCAGAGTCCTGTTGCATCTGCATCAACATATCTTTGTTCTTTAACTTAAACAAAGCGTTTGATTTAGCTTTCTGCTTCTTAGATTGGCTTGTTGGGTCTATTGCGTTGCATTGTATCTTTTCATCACGCTGCATATACCTGTCGTTCATCCTGTTTAGGAACGGTATAGCGATAGACAGTGGGTCGTAAGAAAGTGATAGAACAGACATTTTACCGTCTAGGTCTAATATATCCTTATACTCCTCCATAGGCTGCTTACCCTGTGCGAAGGCACGATTATAGGTGTATCTGTTTGAGCGTTGGCTTGCGGACTCGCCATTAAGTCCACCATTCCACTTTTCATAAGCGGTTCTCATGAACCTAAGCCCAAATTCTTTGCTGTTTTTCTCCGTATCTGGAGCAAGTACATTAGGTAAGTCGCTTTGCAATGCCATATTAATTAATTATTAAGACAAATGTAAACTATTTAATAATAGCTTTTACTATGCTTAATTTCTACAAACTTTTTAATCTTTTTAACTTCCGCCACTTTTACATATCTGTCCTTCAATCCGATAAGCGCATAACCCCATGCCATGCACGCATCGAACACCGTTCTTTCCTTTGGGTCGAATTTAAGCATATCCCTTAACAGGCGTATAAAACGTATTTTCTTCATGTCATACTGCGAGTATTCTATCATCTCGGTAAGATGCTGTTCTGAAATATCCTTGCTCTGTGGCGACGCTCCGTAATCTTCTTTTTTGTTTGAGCGCATCGTGGTAATCAAGTACCCTATCTTTTTTATAAAGTCTTGTGGGGAACATAATCTGTTATCTACGGCATAGTCGATCCAATCCATAGGAGCGGACTCGCCAAGCAACCTAATTCCATAATACTCTAAACCCCAATATAGCTGTTCGTGAAACATCTTCTTTGTTTTTGGTCTGCCGATAAACATTGCAACAGGCATCCCAGAGTTTTCGGGGTCTAACGCATTAAACCTACTGTGTATCATTATACAGGCATCAGAGCCTTTATCTACCGTTACCTTTACACTAGCTATCGGGTCAAGACCCGCAACACCGTAACCCGTATTATTAGGGCATTTAACGCCATTAATGGTTACCTTCATGTTTGGTTCTTTCGGTAAGTCCAATAGATACCAAAACCCTGCGCTATCATCTACAAATGATGCCGATGCGTTTTCATGCTCTTTACAAAAACTTACACGCCTACCATTCTCTTTTTTACCTTTCTCTATAAGCTCCCTTTCGATTACTTCTATTTGGTTGTTTAAAGCCTCTAAGTCAAAGCAACATACATTGTTTGCCCCCTTAAATACCTCTTGCCACTCAAAGGGATACTTACGAACATATTCATCATATTCCTCTGGGTCATTTATATACATTTTACGGCTTTCCTCGTGGTATTGCCTAGCACCTATCAATGAATTTGGGCAGTACAGTTTACCTGTTTTTGGGTTTTTATTAGTAGCCATCCAGTGTGTCTGCTGTTTTGTTGGTTCTCCAACGATGCTTTCTCCGTATTTACCAATGTAACCCATAAACCCCCTGTCGCCCGAAATAAAGAACCGTTTCATCTTAGTTGCGGTACGACCGAACATATCTTTTTTACCAGAGATGTGGTCAGAACCATCCCATATCGCCCTAAAGTTGTCGCCGCCTTTATCACCTTTGTTTACCGTAGAGAATAAAGAAACGTGTCCGCTTACCGACGCACCCACTACCAAAGTCTCTGCAATAGCTGATAAACACTTCTGTACGTTATTTTTCACCCATTTACTCGCCTCATCGACCGTTACGTGCCTAATGTTACGCCCATCGTAGGCGTTGTCTGCGGTATCTAACCAATTTATACGATTGTTCTTTCCTTTATCAGCATTAATTGTCTTGTTGTTTATAGAAATCTTTTTTGCTGGTCTTGCAATGTGAATTTCAGAGTCGTTAACCTTGTTAAGTTCGGGTACGATAAATAGGGGTAAGTTTTCTAGCCCGTTCTTTACCATAAAGTACATCTCCTGCGCATCCACACCTGTTTTTGATACAAGTCCCTGCAAGGTATTGTCCTCTATCAGCCCTATCTGTAATTTAACAGAAGATGACATTGAGGAAAGACCAACACGCCTGCCTTTTATACCACAATCCCCTAAACACATCGGATCATCCTCACATATCACAAAGAAAGTAAAGTAATCTAGCGATGTGTCTTTGTAAACTGGATAAGTCTGCTCTATTAGTAGCACGAACCAATTATGGAAGAAATAGCAGTATTTGTTAAAGAATGTAGGTACGCCATTTATCATTACCCACTCACCGTTATTTATGCGGTATATTTCCTGCTCATACCATTCAACTTGACCTTTTGATGGTCTTTTATACCACAGTTCTCCCTCCTTAGGGTCGATATTCCAATCCCACGTAAGGTATTCTTCATCCCTGTACCACACTTGGTCTTCTGCCTTTAAATGAGAGCCCTTAATTTTTGATTTATGAGGTATTGGTGGGGTAGAATATTCTATACCCTGCACCATTAGCTTTAATATTTCGCCCTCCTTATATAATCTAGGTCGTGCCATTGGTAACTCCTACTTTAATTTTCTTTTGCGTTTGCTCAAACATATTCCCCTCTGCCTCTGGTTTGTTGCTTACAATCTCGCTAGGGTCTTTTACAAGGTTAAATATCGTTTCCGTTACCTCAATTAGGTTCTTTATCTTATCTATCTTGTCTATCATTTTGATAAATGTTTCAACAAGTTTACTTGGTAATTCGGTCTTTATATCAGCTTCGTCTGTTCTTTGAATATCAGTATTTTCAACAGCATCATCTATGACATCGTCAATAGCGTCCGAAATCTTACCAGCCATCTTATCTATAGAGGCTATTAGCCTACGTGCGTTAGATGCACCAAATAGCGCAAGTTTAGCCTCTAGGCTTTCTATATATTCGTTAAGCTCTTTATTCGGTGTTATAAACTTTTCATTCTTCATAATTGCTCTGGGTTTTCAAACCAAACTACTGGTGGTGGAATTTTCTTTATTTTTGCTTTAATACTGCGTTTGGTTGGTTTACGGACTCTTATTGTTTGAACATTAGTAAACAGGCTTGTTATTTCTCTTTTTCTTTGTTTTTCGCTAATCTTTATCTCTTGGTCTGTGTGCCCAATATCAAAACTGTTGCGTCTTTTTACAGTTGTACTTGTTTCTTTAATCAGCTTATTAAACTTATCCCATTGTGGCTGTATAATATCTCTACCCCTAACAGTTAACGCATAGCATATAGGCTTTTTAAGTACTATGTGTATATATCCTTGCGCAACTAACTTATCTAATGTGTTAGTAGAGCTTTTAGAGCCAAACCCATATACAGGCATTAACGCCTTCTGTAAAGAGTTAAATGACCCTACAAGAACCATAACTCGCATATCGTTCCTAGTTAGGGTGCTATTGTAAATTAAAGAGTCGAATATTCTGTAACCCAAAACTACACTTAATAACGTTGCGTTGGTATAAACACCCTCTACAACCGTCTGCATCGCTCTTTGAAAACCCACACTTATACCGTGCCTTGTAGCGGCTTGTATCGGCTTCACGTATGGTGTTGTTCTACGCTTTTCTAGCTTCTTAGGCATAACCTTCATGGGTTCGCCTAGCGTATTTAACCTTTGCTTTGCTTTGAATAACGCCATTCTATTTCACTTTAGCCACAATCTCTTCGTCTTTTATAAAGATATATTTTTTGCCTTCAAATTCAAATGGATAATTATAGTCATCAATGCTTTGTATCACATCATTTACCTTGATATGCGAGGCTTTCTCTGGAACATCGGTAATCTTTATCGTTAATGACTTTTTCTTCTCCAAAACGTTTATAAACAGCCCACTATCCAACTTAACTTCTGTTTCCATTATCTGATCACCAAGATAGAAACCGTCTGGTAATATTTTTTTACCGTCAATAACCTTGAAAATGATAAGTTCTGTATCAATAATAGATATTTCTTCTCCGTCTACCTCTATAACCTCCATGTCCTCGTAAGCCATATAATGCGTAAATATCTTGTCGCCAACAGCAAAAAAAGGATTTTCTCCTGCAATAACAACTTCTGCCGTTTGCGGATTAACATCAATCCTGTTCACGTTTTGAGCCACTAGCTTGTTATGAGCCTCATTACCCTCCGCGTGTTCCCAATCGGTAGCAATCTCAATAGTAAGCCCATTACCAAAAGTATGCTGTGTTTTCTCTTTTAAGTTGAATTTAACTGCTATTCTATCTCCTACAAATTCCATATTGTTATTTTAAAAACCCACCAAAAGGCAACGTGCTAACGGGACAACTCTAAAAGAATTGATGCCTAATGATGGGTAAGTGCCTAAAGATTTAATCATGTTAGTTGTCAAATGTTAGCGAAACAAATATATGCAAATTTTTATTTACTTTTGATTAATCATTTATTTTTAAACCCTTTAAACCATTTTCAGATGAGTAGATTAATTAATGTAACGAGCTTTTCAAAATTAGCGTATCAAGAAACAACTGTAACAACGGCTGTACCATTGGTTATCAACGTAGACAACATCATTTCCGTATCTGTAAGGTCAAGCGCTACGCTACCTTCTGGTGTAACGACAATCCTTTATGCGATGCCATACAACCAGATGACCTATCAAATTCCATTAGTTGTAACTGAAACCGTTGCTGCTGTTGTAACAGCCGCTAACGCTAACGCTATTGCGACCTAATTAAAATTTAGGCAAGAAAAAACCCACTTACGATATGTAGGTGGGTTTTGTTTTTTAAAGACTTTCTATTTGCTAAACTAGCTTTCCTGCTAACGATTGCGCTAACATTGCTGCTTCTGCTGTTGGATAAACTGGTCTACCTGTTTCTAAGTCAGCCACCATTGGTTGCATAACAATAGACATTTCACTAGCGGTAAGCCCCGTAATATCTCCAGCTACTAATGCGTCTTTAATTTTCTTATCTTCTGCAATGATGTCTTTGCTTTCTTTGCTGTCATCCATTTTTATCTCTGATACGGCTTCTACTTCGCTTTTCTGAATAGCGGTATCATTCGCTCCTGCGCCAACTACCAAATTTTCAACTACTACATCGTCTTTTGGGGTTGCATTTTTTTTTGTTGCCATGATTTTATTTTTTAGGTTTAAATTTATAACAAATATAATACAAAACTGTTTATAATACTACAATCCAAGTAGCAAGTCTTGTTCTCTGATAATAACATAATCAACGCCATCAGCGTTAACTTCTGTGCCACCGTGTTTCTTGTACAGGAATGTTCTGCCTATTTTAACAACTGTTTTGTCGCTAAGTTGGTTTCCTACCGCAATTACAACACCTCTTAACGGTTTCTCTTGTGAGTGCGTGGGGATGTAAATACCTGTTTGTGTTTTCTCGATAGCTTCCTCTCTTTGGAGTAGTACGTAATCTTTTACTGGTTCTAAATTCATTTTTTCGTTTTTTGTGTAAAGTTATTATTTAATTTTTATCTATTTGGTATCGTCAGAAGACATTGCTACATTAAAAAATTCATACGGAGTTATTTCCTTTACATAAACCTTAGTGAGTTTTGACATAGCGGAATGGTATATCTCCATTTCTTTCGATATAAAATCCCATTGATGCTTAAGCTCTCTAATATGAGTTGCTTTTGCTCTATACGGTAAATCTTCAAACTTACATTCAAATAGTTCTCCGTTTACTTCTTTAAACCATTGTGGGAGGTGGTAATATGTAGTTTCTTTGTTGTTTATATCTACATTATTTACAATAATCCCAATTCCTTTTATTGTATCAATGATGTTTTCTTTTAAATCGTGTTTAATTTCCATGTTTTCTATTTTTACGACAATCTACTACATGGTAAAAAACTAATTCTCCATGCGCCAATTTTTATAGCCTTTCTACGTTCGTTTCTTTCAGAATAACGCAACCATAGCTTAGAGGTGTCTTTCCAATGTAGTCCTACACCGATAAGCCTAAACCAACCTATTCCATCATTGTTATAATAATGAAAAAATTTACCTAAATTAACTTGCTTAACTCCCATAATTTCTATTTTTTAGTTTTAATTCTTACTGTTTTCGCTGCCTCTGTTTTTATTTCAGACGCTTCCACTGGTTTCATCAACCCCTCTTTAACCTTCTGCAATATAACGCTCCTTTCAAGCTCTATAAACGTACCTAAAACAGTTTTGAACATATCTACCGTATTTAGTGGTTTAGAGTAAACGTCGGGGCTCCTAGAGCCTACTATCGTAAATATACTTCCGTCCTTACCGTAGAACTGTGAATAGTTGTAGCTATAATCGTCATTTAGTAGGTCTTTCATGTTTCTTTATTGAACGCTTCTTTAATTGAACTTAGTTCGCTTCTAAGGTTAAAAACCTCCCTGTTCAGGTTCTTAAACCTTAGTGACAGGTTTTGGCATTTACCGTTCAATCCTTGCATCTGCTCAAATATATCCATTAAACTAATTATTCTTTCCTCTTGCTTTAAAACAGCAACATTGTTTGGGTTCTTTTTTTTAGCTTGTATTAATGCAGAGTACATATCTGATAGCAGACCATAACCATTGCTGATTGACATATCATACTTACTAAAATCCTCGTAAAATATGTGATAGGCATCTATTTCGGTTCTTAACCTGTCGTTTTCTTGTTTAATTTCGTTGTAATCCATGTTAGAAGGGTGATGGTTCGCTAAAGTTAACGCTAGGTTGTAGTGCGGTGTAGGTGCTTATGAGTTTTTTTTCGTGTTCAAATGCGTAATATCTTTCTCCGTTAAACTCCTCGTAATATCTGTTTTTTTTCCAGTCGAAGAACATTTTAGTTTCTCCTTTTGTGGCAACACCTTTTGGTTTAGCTTTGTCAATACTAACTATCAGATCATTATCTCCATGAACACCGTTCTCGTGAGGATAATTGTTTGGTGGTCTCCATATCGTTATCCAAGACATTGCCTTACGGAATAGCGCTTGACCACCTGCCGCCTCTCTAGGTAGTGGTTTAGGATAATAATTAAATCCGTTATCTTGCTTTAACTGTTGGCTTGTTGGGTGCAATGAAATAAATACGTGCTTACCAGTCTTTTTACAATATCGTCTTATATCTCCAACAAATTGTTCAATGTATAAATCCTGTCTAGCACCAAACTCAATCATCTCGTGTCTTATTTCATTGTATGGTTCTGCCATTATGTAATGTATTTTTTCGCCTTTATTATCGTTTTCCCATTTATCAGCCATATCAAATAACTCCCTTATAGAGTAAGCCTTTTCCTCACTATCAACTATCAGGAAATACAAATCTATAATGGTTAACGCTGCCTCATATTCTCCATCATCGCATGGATTAATGTTTGTTAGGTAAGCAGATTTACCCGTTAACTTATGGACTAATTCAGCCATTATCTCTTCTACATTCCCTGTTTCTGGAGAATATATCAACGACCTTTTACTTAATTTACTTTGATTTATAAGTAGTTCAAATATAAATTCTGATTTACCGTGAGTAGGACTACCAAGAATAAACGTGTATGAGCCATTTTTAATGCTATACAACTCATCCAAACACTTAAACCCAGTATCTACACCTCTTTGATTTGTTTGTGTTCTTAGAACGTCTAATTTAGCTTTTACGTCGTTTAGTCTTCTTATCATTAGTTTGCGATATTTCTTGAATTTTCAAATTTATTTTCTAATCTCATATTCACAAACCTTTCTAGCTTATCCTCCCTAAGTATAAGTTCTGGTGTTAGATATTTAAAAAGGCTTTCTATATGATATTTATCTAAGTGAGCGTTATCTATAGCTTTTTTTATATCAATATTAGTG